CGCGACCCGATGGCAGCGCCATCGAGGTCAAGACCGAGGCCTCGATCCTGCCGATCAACAAGCGTCCGCGTCTCGCCGTGCGCATCTTCTCCAGCAACTGAGCATGAGCATCTTCGCGGAGGCGATCGACGACCTCTTCGCCGATCCAAACCTCGCGCGGGATGCCGTCTGGCGGGCGGGCGGCACGGGCGCGCCGGTGACCGTCCGAATCATCCTGCGCCAGCCGGACCGCATCGGGAACTTCGGGGAGACGCGCCTGCTCGCCGCCGCCACCGTGATCGAGGTGCGCACGGTCGAGGTGCTGGAGCTCGCTGAGGACGACGTCTTCGAGATCGGCGGCGAGACCTTCGTGGTGCAGGGGGAGCCCATGCGCGACAGCGAGCGTCTCGTCTGGACGGCGGAGCTGAGGCAAGCATGAAGCTGTCGGCTGAGATCATCGGCGACCTCGGCCGCATCATGGCCGAGGAGGTCAAAGCCGCCGAGCGAGCCGCGACCACCGGTGTACGGGAGGCGGCAGACGGGCTCAAGAACGAGCTGAGAGCGCAGGTCACGAGCGCCGGGCTCGGGCCGCGCCTTGCTCGCACTTGGCGCGCCGAGACCTTCCCCAAGGGGCAGAACAGCATCCGCGCCGCAGGCCTCGTCTGGTCGAAGGCGCCCGGCATCATCCGCATCTACGAGGATGGCGCCACCATCCGGTCGACCAGGGGCTTCTTCCTGGCGATCCCGACCGAGGCGGCCGGGCGTCATGGCGATGGCGGCCGGAAGATCACGCCGGGCGGCTGGGAGCGGCGCACGGGCCAGCGCCTGCGCCTCGTCTATCGGCGCCATGCGCCCTCGCTGCTCGTGGCCGACAACATGCGCGCCCGCACCGGCAAGCGCGGCGGCTTCGCGCGTGCGAGCGCCGCAGCCGTGCGCACCGGACGCGGGCTGGTGACCGTGCCGATCTTCATCCTGGTGCCGCAGGTGACGTTCCGGAAGCGGCTCGAGGTCGCAGGCGCCGCACTCCGCTGGCAGGAGCGCCTGCCGGGTCTCGTCGTCCGCAGCTGGTTCTCCGGCGATGGGGGGAGCCGCTGATGTCCCGCCGTGAAGACATCCTCGCAGTGCTCGTTACGACGCTCGATACGGCTCTCACATCGAAGGTCCGCCGCAATGAGGTTCTGCCCGAGAAGGTGCCGGCCGAAGGGCTCGTCATCCTGCGCGATGGCGATCCCGGCGAGCCGGATGTGACCCTCAACCCCCGCACGGAGTTCTACGCCCACCGGGTCGAGATCGAGGCCTATGTGCCCCACGATCCGACGGGCGGAGGCGAGGCAGCGCTCGATGCGCTTCTCGGATCGATCGGAATGGCACTCAGGATCGATCCTTCGCTCGGTGGTCTCGCCGAGAACCTGACGCCCTCCGCGCCCGAGACCGGCGCGCTCGCCATCGAGGGCGCGGCCCCGGTCCTCACCGCTCGGCTCGTCGTCACGGTCGAGTACCTGGTGAGCGATCCGCTCGCCCACTGACGCTTCCAGCTCAAGGAGTTTCCCCATGCCTAAGGTGCGCGCCTACGGCGCGGACGCCACGCTGAAGGCTTGCCGCGAGGCGAGCTACGGTGTGGCGCCGCTATCCGGCTATCGGAGCCTCGATTTCAAGTCGACCGATCTCTCCTCGGCGCAGCCGCTTGGCGACGACCCGCTGCTCGGGCGCGGGCGCAACGCGCAGGACCCCTATCGCGGCCTCATCACCGATGAGGGGCAGATCGACATCCCGTTCGACCTGCGTGGCACCGGCTTCTGGCTGACCGGCCTGTTTGGCGATCCCGTGACGACGGCAGTCAACGCCTCCGGCTCGATCGCCTTCGCCGCCAACCCGTCCCCCGGTGACACCATCACGCTGAACGGCACGGTGTGGACCTTCGTGTCGGGTCCGGCCTCGGGCAACGAGACGGAGATCCAGGCGACGGTGACGCAGACCGTCGATCAGCTCGTCGCCGACCTCAACGGCTCGGCCGATGCGGAGGTTTCGAAGTGCACCTACTCCCGGCCCACCGGCACCCAGACGCTGGCGATCGAGTTCGACACGGCGGGGCCATCGGGCAACGCCTTCACCATCGCCGCATCGGCCGCGACCGTCTCCGGGCCAACACTCACCGGCGGCGGCCATGCCCATGTCTGGGAGAGCGGCGCCGACGACATCCCGAGCTACACGATCGAGATCGGGCACCCCAAGCTCGTGTCTCCCGTCTTTTTCCGCCACCTCGGCACGGTCATGGAGAGCCTCAACTTCGAGATGGGCCAGGAAGGCCCGGCAAACGCCCGTCTGCAGCTCGTAGCGCAGGGCGAAGAGAAATTCGCCGCCACGATCGACGCGAGCCCGGATGCCTACTCGCTGCGCCGCTTCAGCCAGGGGCGCGGCTTCATCCGCCGCGGCGGCTCCGCGCTCGCCGGCGTCACCGGCGGCAGCCTCACCTTCTCGAACAATCTGGAGCGGGTGCGGGTGATCCGGGAGGACGGCAAGATCGAGGCGGCCGATCCGACCTTCGCGTCGGCCGAGGGCTCGATGTCGGTGCGCTTCGACGGCGCCACGCTGGTGGCCGAGGCCACCGACGGCGATCCGGTCGCCCTCGAATACGGCTTCACCTTCCCCGAGGGCTACGCGCTCCGCTTCGAGCTGCCGCGCGTCTTCCTGCCCAAGCCCAAATACGCCGTCTCCGGCCCCGGCGGGGTCGAGGCGAGCTTCGACTGGCGCGCCGCCTTCGACGACAGCGAGGGCACGATGCTGCGCGCGCATCTGCTGAACGACGTCACCAGCTACGCATAAGGAGCGGCCCCATGATCCGTCTCGATCTCTCCCGCGAGCCGCGCTGGCTCGATCTCGGCCACGGCGTGCGCCTCCGCGTCGGGCCATTGACCACTGCGTTGATGGCAGCCGCTCGGAGCGACCCGGCGGTCACCAGCCTGCCCGAGGGGGCGTCGAACGAGACCATCGCCGTCGCCATGGCCAAGGCGCTGGCGCGGCTCGTGGTCGAGGACTGGGAGGGCGTCGGGGACGCCGACGGCAACCCGGTGCCGGTCACGCCGGAAGGGATCGATGCGCTCCTCGACATCCTGCCGCTCTTCGAGGCCTTCCAACTGCGCTACGTGTCGAAAGGTCTGCTGCTGGAAGCGGAAAAAAACGCCTCCGCGCCCTCGCCGAGTGGCACTTCAGCGGGGGCGACCAGTACTGCCGATCCTGCCGCGGCGTCTGCAGCGAGTGTCCGGCCGTCCTGAACCGGCCCATTACCATCGAGGGCTGGCAGGTCTGGGATCTCGCCCTGCGGCTTACGGGCCAGCTGCGCGTCATCCCCGGCGCGGTGTTGGGCCTCGACATGACCGCCGCACTCGCAATGGCCGAGGCTTTGGGGATCAATCCCTTGGTCTGTGCGGAGCTCCTCCCGGAGATCGAGGGAATGATCGTTCGCGGGCTGAACGCCCAGATCAGGGCTGAACAGCAAGAGGCGGGGAGCGCGTGAGCGCGACAGGGAACGATAATGGCTGAGAAGCGCGTCTCCGTGCGCCTTGCCGTCGTCGGCGGCCGTGAGGTGCGCGCCGAGCTGCAGGGCATCGGCGAGACGGGCGAGAGCAGCATGCGGCGCCTGTCCCGCGAGATGGATGCCGCAAACAGCCGCGTCGCCGCCTTCTATCGCCGGCTGCAGATCGCCGCTGCCGCCGCCGCGGCCGCGTTCGCCGCCACTGCTGCGGCGATGATCCGCTCGGGCCTCCAGGTCATCGATGCCCAGGCCAAGCTCGCCGCCTCGCTCGGGACCACGGTCGAGAGCATCCAGGTGCTGGAGCGCGCCGGGAACCTCGCCGGCGTCTCCATGGGCGAGATCGAGCAGGCGACGATCCAGCTGACCCGGCGCCTCAGCCAGGCGGCGGCGGGAACCGGGCCGGCGGTCGAGGCGCTGCAACGGCTCCGGCTCACGGCCGAGGAGCTGCAGCGCCTTCCCCTCGATCAGCGCATCGCGGCGATCCAGGACGCTCTGGCGCGTTATGTCCCCGAGGCCGAGCGCGCGGCGGTCGCCTCCAGGCTCTTCGGCGACCGGGCCGCGCTCACCTTCTCGCGCATCGACACGGCGACGCTCCGAACGGCGACGCAGGACGTGCGGGACTTCGGGGTGGTGGTTTCGCAAGCCGACGCGGCCCAGATCGAGCGCACCAACGACGCGCTGTCGCGGCTCGGTCTCATCTGGCGCGGGGTCTCCAACCAGCTGGCCGTGGCGGCAGCGCCGGCTCTCGAAGCCGTCGCCGACGCTCTGGCGGCCATGGCGCGGACCACCGGGCCGCTGGGCCGGGCGATCCAGCTGCTCTTCGAGAACATCGGGCGTCTGGCGTCGATCGCCGCCGCCTTCGTCGGACTGATGGCCGGGCGCTTCGTCGCCAGCATGGTGGTGGCGGCCGTCTCGGTCCGTGGTCTCGCCACGGCGCTGGTCTTCCTGCGCGGGGCAATCATCCGCACCGGGATCGGCGCACTGGTCGTCGCGGCGGGCGAGCTGATCTATCAGTTCGGGCGGCTGGTGCAGGCGACCGGCGGCTTCGGCGCGGCGCTCAATCTGCTGGGCGATGTGGCGCGCGAGGTCTGGGATCGCATCGGCCTGCTCGCCGAGGTTCTCAAGGGTCGGGTCGCCGCTGCCTGGCTCGGGATCCAGGCGGGCGTGGCGGATGCCTTGCAGGGCGCGCTCGAAGCCGTCGTCGGCTTCGGCAACCGGGCCGTCAACACCTTCCAGGGCGCCTTCGACGCCATGGTGGCGATCTGGAGCCGCCTGCCGGCAGCGATCGGCGACTTTGCCATCCGGGCGGCCAATGCGCTGATCGCCGCCGTCGAGTGGATGCTGAACGGCGCCTCGCGCGGCATCAACGGCCTGGTGCAGGGGATCAGCACCGCGCTTTCAGCGATTGGCATCGAGACTGAGATCAGGCTCGTTCCGGACATCAATCTCGGCCGCATCGAGAACCAGTTCGCGGGCGCGGCCGAGCGCGCGGGGGAAGCCGCACGCGATGCCTTTGCCGCCGCCTTCGAGACGGACGCCTTTCGCGTTCCCGATCTCGGACTCACCGAGTTCGCCGACGATGCCCGCCGCGCTGCCGACAGTGCCCGCGCCACAGCGGATGCGATGAGTGAGCTGGCCGGCGCGCCGCTCGCCTCCGTCGCAGCGCTTCGCGAAGCGATGACGGGCGCTACCGACGAGATCGACAATGCCGCGACCGCCACCGAACGCCTCGACACCGCCTTCGACGCGATCGGCGGGGCTGACGAGGACGCCGGAGGCGCTACCCGCGGCGCGGGGTCTGCCGGCCGGGCCGCTGCGGCCAGCCGGGAGGCGGGCAAGGCGATCAAGGATGCAGCGGAGCAGGCGGCGACCGGCTGGGCGGCGGTCAGGGATGAGCTCGCGCGCTACGCCGATGAGGCGATGGATTGGGGCAAGGGCCTCGGCAATGCGCTGGTCGGCGCCTTCCGCAGCGCGGAGGACGCGATCGCCAAGTTCGTCACCACCGGCAAGCTCGACTTCAAGGCGCTCGCCGACAGCATCCTCGCCGACATCACGCGGATCGCCGTGCGCTCGGCGATCCTCGGCCCGCTCGCCAACGCGCTGGCCGGCGGAGGCGGTCTCCTCGGCGGCCTGTTCGGCGGCGGTGGCGGCCTCCTGTCGGGGATCTTCCATGCTGGCGGGATGGTCGGGGCTCCCGCACCCCAGCGCCTCGTCCCGGCGCTCGCCTTTGCCGGCGCGCCGCGCCTGCATGGTGGCGGCATGGCGGGGCTCCGTCCGGACGAGGTGCCGGCCATCCTGCAGCGCGGCGAGATGGTCCTCTCTCGCGCCCAGGTCGCCGCCATGGGCTCGGCCCGCGACACCCGTCCGCCGGTCAGCGTGGTGATGAACATCTCGACGCCGGATGCCAACAGCTTCCGCTACGCGCAGGGCCAGATCGCGGCCGACGCCGCTCGCGCCATCGAGCGGGCACGGCGCAATCTTTGACGGGTCGCGAGCATGAGCGGATTTCACGAGGTGCAGTTCCCGCCCGACATCTCCTATGGCGCGTCGGGCGGCCCGGGCTACTCGACCACGGTGGTCACCACGGTCTCGGGCCACGAGCGGCGCAACGCCAACTGGGCGCAGGCGCGGGGGC